CAGCCGCTTCAGCGTCCGCATGCACGGTGTTCCCACGTTCGACGCCATGGGCCCACGGCTCGGCATCGCCGGCATGGACCCGTCGCGACGCTAGCCTGATCGGCTTGAAAGTATAACGTGCCTGAGAAATTAATATCACTTATAGTATAACTCGATCTCTTTGGGATTGTTATAAAATTTGTCCCACTCTCTGCCGTTGTAAAGGCAAGTTTAATATTGGCAAGATCCCTACATCTTATTAAGAACTGTTTAGTTCCTGTATTCAATAACTGTGACGCTTCTGTGTTCGCTGTACCGGGCATGGTCACGTTATAGATCGTCGGGGTAGATGGTAGCTCTAGCTCCGCAGTAGTTCTAAATGTCTGCGTAGCGTTACTCATCCTTTGATCTCCATAATCTGAATACTCACAGTCTTACCACTCTCAGATACTAGATTGATTTTATTCGTGTCATCGAAGTCAGTGTTAAACGTCTCGTTAGGGCCGATCTCCCAGATGTCTACACCAGCAGTAGCTTTACTGATTCCGGTAGAATTGACAACATAAATAGGATCGTTCTTGTCTACGTTTCTTATGGAGAGAGCAGCTCGTCCGGTCTGATTAGTAGAGGGGTAAGCTGCACTCACGTCTCCCACAGTAGTGCCTGTAATCTTAACCGGTCCCGTAGATGCGAGAACGAATGAGCCTGAAACTGGTATAGCTGGAAGTGACGTAGATGGATGACCACCTACTTTAATATAATAGTCGGACTTATCGGCAGGAGTGATCTCTTCCCCTGCCTTACGTATCGTCTCTATTCCATGATCATCTGTTGCCAACTCGAACCCTCCCGTGGGTCACGACATTATTACAGTTGGTCTAAATCAACGTTGCTTAAATCTATCTTATTATCATCGGGGGGTACAACCCATAAATACCACTTTTTACCATTCCACTGAGGTGATCCGTATATCTGAACTCTTATCTCTAATTGATTAAGGAAGTCCGTTATAGCCTGCGGCTCCTTCGCTGAGATATACCGTAATCTAGTGTGTCGTGGTTTAACTGCCATAATAAGTACAGGGCCGATGCCATAAGCACCGACCCCATTATACAGGAAGAATTGCTATTATGCTTTGCTTGGCATGTAATATTCAACCATAAACACAGCTTCGCCAGCGGTCATAGTTCCGGCAATAGTCACCTCGAACTTACCGTCATCGGCATCAGCTACGTTTACATCAATAGGATGATCATTAGTGTCATCCCAAAGAAGAGCAGCAGCATTGTCATATCCGTTAAATAGTGAATTATCTGTCAAAGAGGCAGTCACGATAGCAGTACCGCTATAGCCGTCTGCATCGTCACCGTTACCCCATGACATCGAAGTGCCGCCTGCGAAGGCTGTATAGACCTTGCAGACAACTCTCTTGATAATCGCACCTACTGGAATAGGGTCTCTGCCTGCTTTATCAGATAGAACCACTGCACCAGTAGCAGCATCGCCATCGGCAACACTGTACACATATTCTTGAACGTTAATACCGTCATTTTTGAAAGCCATTGTAGTCTCCTCTCTTTAACTAATGGATACCACACGAAGGCCATCAAGTTGCTTAATACCTAACAGGGTATCAACGTTGACTCGTGAGGCGCGTTTACCTTCTAGGCCAAGATTGAACTCTTGAACGGTCATCCCCTCTTGAACCGCTAGGGTCAAGAATGAACGATGAAACTGATAGACTACGTTTCCGACTTCAGTTGTCATTGCAGGCAAGAAGCCAAGCAACTGCTGAGGCAGGGATCCGGTTTGAAGCGGAGCACCAGCCAATAAGAAGTCAGAACTAGTAAACCCACTGATATTGAAAATATCGTTCATCTGGGCTGATCCCATTACCATATGTCTGTCTTCCTGCGGCACGTTAGCCTCGTCTAGAAGTTCTTTTCCTTCTAGTACGTCAGCTAAGGCCAGAGTAGTTCCAGAGTCATAGGCAATAGAGTGATCAGGAGTAGCTGCGTTAGGAACGATATCGTTGATGATCTCGCTCTGAATCTTCTTCTCTAGAGCGAAGATCGCCATGTCCTGAAGCTTATCCATTGCAGGAAGTGATTGAAGCAATGCACGACGAGTGACAATAAAGTCCTTCACAGCGCGTTTGTTAATCACTAACTGAATGTTGCTAATCGTCTTAGCTTCAGCGTCAGCCTTTCCATCCTCATCCAAAATCTCTGCGTCATCGAACTGAGGAACCTGAGAAACATTCACAATGTCTCCTAGGTCTTGAATCTCGCCTTCCCATTCTCTGCTAATCAGCGAAGCAAATGGTAGATTCTCCAACAGAGAGTCATAGAAGTTTGAACTCCATTTCTCTGGGATAATCGCACTCATCTCGCTGGCAGCGGTCATTAATTGATCTGCCATGATCTAAGTTCTCCTTAAGTTTATACAGATCTCTTTTGAGACTTGTATTGATTCCATAGGCGATAGTACTCGGACATATCACCTGATTTCCTACCTTCACGCTCCGCTTTAGCAAGCATACCAGTAGTTACCTCAGAGCCGCCTTCGACGACTCCAACGTGTCCTGTTGCTACCTGCGGGGCACTCTTACCTCCGTACCAGTGCGGTCTAGTCGCCATTAACTTCTTAGCGAATAGGTCAGCACCTAATACGTTTACCTGACCATCTGATGTTGTCTGAACCTGAATCTCATCCAGGGGCAGTAACCCGAGGTCACTAACGGCTTCAGATCGAAGACCTAGTTTAAGAGCTTCTTCCCTAACTGCGGATCTTTTACGATCTGTTAGGTAAGCATTCTGAATCTGATCTGTCTTAGTTCGAGCCTGATCAGCCTCTTGCTGATAACGCTCGGCTAACTTCTGCCATTCCTGATTCTTCTGAAGAACCGTCTCCTCATGAATACGGATCTTATCTTCTAGCTCTTTTACCTGACCCTTATAGCGGTGAACGTCATTCACTGCGTGATCAAGCCTTGCCTTCTCTACCATCTCAGCCGTAGGAGCCTGGGCACCGCCCGGTTCTGCCGTTGGTTCAGTGGTAGGTGTATTCTCTTCTGCCATTTGATTCTCCTTTGTGAGTACCACTCACGTTAGGTGCAGGCACCGCCTGCGTTAATATGTAATTGATTGCCCCAGTCAGGAAAGAAATATTGTTATCTTTTTTTATTACTCTTCTTGATTATATCATTCAAACGTTTTTCGTATACTTTTTTTGTAGCACTGCTAATCGTCACGATGAACTCCTCTCCTGTCTTATCAGGAATGAACGCTCTTCTAGGAATATCGTCACGAGTGCCGTCGTTATGTACCTCTGCTCTTACTAAGACTTCTGAATCAGTATCCCTATGAAGTCCTATGGTTATCTTATTCTTATTATCGGTAGTCTTCCACGCTAATGAGTCTAACATCTCACCGTCTAATCGTAGGTTAACCGGCTGTGCTGGCTTGATGCCTTCGGGGTAGTCACCTACTGCATCTTCTCGTTGCACTGCATAAGGTCGATAGCGTCCCTGACCTCTTACTGGGGAGAACCCCGCTGCGATAAAAGCTCTCATTCTATTTAGGATGGTCTCGCCTAGGCTCTTCTGAAGTCTCTTATTGGACATCGTTTTGATCTCTTTTAAGATATCAAACCTAACCTTAGTCTTAACCTTAGTGGCCATTATAGGAACCTCAATAGATTTAGATCCTCTAGAATCTCCTGAAACCTATCGTTCCTGCCTATTACAAGCCTTATCTCTGGCTGACTCAGATCAGGGAATAGCCCTTTTAACACGTTGAATAAACCACTCTTATTCTTCACCTCTCTAAACGCAGAGGGAGTAAAGTCAGCATCCTCTGCTATGGCGTCCTTAACTATGGCCTCAATCTCGTTGGTTATGATGGGATCAAACTTCTCACCCTTGTCTGGGATGAACTGCCTCGTAGGAAGCTTTGATCTACCTGATAGATTGTTATGCCCATCTGCCTTGGGAGCGTCCTTACCAAAGACTCCGATCTTAATCCCCTCTGCTGTATTCTTAGCATCTAATGCGTTGAGCATGTTACCCGAGAACAGAAGGTTCGCATCGGATCCCCTGCCCTCAGATCTCTTAAACTTTTCATACTCTTTGGATAATGGTTGAAACGACTCACCCGTCACTGGGGATGTCTCTGATGTTACCGCTAGATTGATCTGCTCTACTATGAACTCCCCAACGTCTCGCTTGATCTGTTGCTGCTTATCCCTACTAATACCCTTACCCTTTAGGTCTAGATCAATCGTTGCAGATGTCTCGCTACTCGTTACTCTGTTTTTCTTTGCTTCGAAGGCCATTGTTACCCTCTATTTCAGGTTCTTGATCATTCTCTTGATCATCTTCCTTATCGTCTTCTTGATTCTCTTGATTAGGTGCATTAGGTACCTCTTCGTCTTTAGGTCCGTTGATAATGAACTGAGCTTGTCTCTCTGCCTTCTCTGCTAGGATCTTAAGCAGTTTCTCTTCCGCATCCTTCTCGTTTAGAGATGGGTCGTCTAGCATGAGGAGCTCAACCATTGTGTTAATACCAAGTTCCTTACGCTTCTCTATAGCTGCTAGCTTATCGAGCTCACTAATGATCGGCTGAGGCGCAGCGAACTTAAGCATGACGTCTGTAGTGCTTGGCGTTACTAACTTCTGAAGATTCTCTATTAAGGCCTCTTGACCTCCGAAGAACTCCAACCACTCGACGATACATTTCCAGATCATTGGCTCGCCATCCATGAAGATCTGCTGATCATCCTGTACGTCTTCAATCGATTCTGACTTATCGATCATAATGGCTATACCAGAGGGGAAGGCTGATCCCCCTTGTAGGTTAGATGCGAACCCGGATGTACTTAAATTATTAGTCGTTAGTAGTAACGCTACGTACGCCTCTACGGTTTGGAGGAGCTCCCCTACTGGTGCGTTTGCGTTAATATAGTTAGCCGTAGGTGCTGGCTGTCCTGCCTCCGGATCGTATTCAAGAAGAAGAGCGTTCGCAGGGCCAATTTTAAAATGCTTAGGTAGATTCTTACCCGTGGCCACAAACTGCCCATATCCTTGGAGGATAGATATAAAGTTGATGTGCGTGAGAAGGGCATTGATTTTGATCCCCCCGTCCGTGATATCGTCACCTCCCAGGGCCCAGAACTCTCCATCTTGATCCTCCGCGAAGTTAACGAACGGTAGCTTCTTAATAGGGTTCGTTCCATCCGTCTCAGATATAATATTACCCTTCTCGTCTGTCTTAAAGTTAAACGATGGGGACCACCAGATGTATTCTTTGCCCTTCGTTAGATCAGCATCTCTAGGGTCGTCTGCTATGACTTGATCCTTCTTATCTCCTACGACAGGCTTAACCGCTGTGCGTGTGTTGATCGTTCTTCCCTCATTAGCAGGAGAGATCGAGAATAGAGATCCTCTATCAGGAGCGAAGTCAGATAGGATCACTACTAATGGCTTTTCTAAATCATGCGGGTCAGGGATTACATCGTATAGGTGAGGAGGCATCGGACGGACGCGAACATCCCACTTCTCTTTGTCTTCTTCCATGCGTTGAATGGGCTCGATATAAACCAGAGTATTTTTAAAGGTCTCTAGATATCGATTAGTCTTCTTCATAGCCTCGTTGATATCCAAGACGTCTGTTAGCTCTTCTAACTTCTTAGTATCACCCTTCTTGGGAAGCGTTCGCTTAACCCCGTTATTGTAAACCCTAGCCTTCTTACTTACGATCTTACGCGTTACGGATATGTTAGTGCTAGCGAACTGCATCTGCTCGATAGTGGTGAGATCAAACTGCTGTCTGAGTAGTGATCTGACATAGAGATCGGTCTGATCCTTAAGCACCTCGTAGCGTTTAAACATCTCGTTACGGCGGCGCTTATTCTCTGTGCCCTCTATCTCTTTGATAACTCCAGCGCGAAACCCCTGATCTTTAATCTCGTCTTCTGATTTAATTCTCATTATTTCCCCCAGAGCGATGCATTATTACCTAAATTTTACCACTCTAGAGTTAGGTTTACTACCCGATAACGGGAATAAAATATCGATCATGTAATCAGCACCGTCTGAGAAGTGCGTCAACTTAGGATTCTTTTTTACCTTCTCGAACGTAGCAATGTCCTGCTCTACGGATTCGTAGTCTCTTTTGAGACCTCGACAGTTCTCAGGGTGGAGCTTGATGAGTCCTTTGTCGAGGAGGTTATTGTGTGCCAACTGTCTCTTGCGGAACTGAGGAGCCACGGTCTTGACTCGGATATTAGTGTAACCATGGTTTCGAATAATAGTAGTATCTGGCTGTCCTTTGGTAGACCGAGCTCTGCCAGCCGGATCTGGGTAGATAAACGTGTGATCTGGGTGCAGACCTCTAGCTCGGAAGGCTTGACACATCTTTGCCGTATCGGCTCCCTCCGGTCCTGTAAGTTCAATCTGGTCATATGCTCTTAACTCCTTCATGGGGGTTCCATCGGGGTTGTACATCATAATGCCCCGCTTCTTAAATGTATAGACTTGCCATAACGTTGCGCACATAGGATCGACGTTAAAGTCTAGTGATACGTGTACTGGCTTCTCCGGGTCATACTGAATCTTTGCGTCATCGTTCTTATTGGGGTCGTAAGCGTAGTAGAATCGATTCGCTATCATGTTAACGTGCATCCCACGTAGGTATGCGTCAAGCATGAGCTTATCGTAACTTCCTTCTAAAGTTTCTATGTAGTCTTCCGATAAGTTAGCGGAGTTATCTCTAGTGTCTCCGTAGATCACTCTGCTGTTAGGTATAGGCTGTTCTATGAACTTCTCATATGTCCAGTGAGCCGTACCCTCGGGTGTACCGGACATAGCTATCTGAGGACGTGGGGCCGTTCTAATTCGAACACGACCGATGATCTCTTGCATACGCTCCCATGATATTAGACCGACCTCGTTTATCGCAGCCCAGCCCCAGTTAGGGCCTCTGATCTTCTTCTCCGCTGATACCACTTGAATCTTCGCCTTCGACCAGGGGAATCTCCACCACTTATCAGTTTGATGATAATGATAGTTCACGTTGTTATCCGTGAGTATCTCCTCGAACATAGGGAGAAGGTCTTTCTTGTAGTCAGGTATAGATGGGCAGACCACTCCGCCAGGGACGTGTCTATTACGATACGATAGATCAAGAACCTTCATAACGAGAGCGTAGGACTTACCTCCTCCGAACCCACAAGAGAGTCGAAGGAACTTCGTAGTAACGTCCTCATGAAACTCCTTCTGATGAGGGATCCTCTCGTAACTAATCTTTTGAATCATGCGTTATAGAATGCCCCACTCGTAGATAAGCGTTAGGGTGACTGCTAAGAATATATACCAAGGGATATCCATACTCATCCGTTTATCTCTTCCATTACGATTAGGAGCCAGAACCAATATAGAACGAGAATCAGGATAATTCTACTCAAATACGAGTTCTTCAACCTCTTCACCTACCTGCTCGGGGTTATCTGACCATCCGCATACGTTCTTCATTGCGAATGCGATAGCTCCTAGATTCGGTTGATAACGCGCACCCTTAATCGGCATCCCCGTAGCACTCGTCCGTAGTAGATTAAACCACCACTTATTAGTAGCTTGACGAGCCCTTTTAAAAGTGTCGGAAAACCCAGGAACCGTTTCTTTCCAGCCATATAACGTATCGCGCGTGATATTTAACTCAGAGCAGAATGTGACTACAGTGCCGCCTTTAGCACAGTGCTCTATGAATTGATTATGATACTCTTCCTTGAACTTAGTAGGTCTACCCCATGGGTTTTTGAATTGCTGAGTCGGCTTCTTAACCTTCCTCTTCGCCATCCCATACTCCAGTCTCGTATACCTTCTCGGCTAAAGCCTTGAGATTCTCTTTCTCTTTATGCTCTGCCTCTATGGTTGACTTCTTTACTTCTGACATGACTCTTTCATTGGCCATACGCTCTACGTTTCTCATGTAGATTTCTGTGTAGTCGTAGACGATCATCTTGATCTGCTCTCTGGTGAGGCCTTGAATCTTATGCAGCTCTCTGGCGAGATTAGTGAACAGCACGGGTATACGTTCGTGTGTTCTTAATGCTCGCTTGAGCTCCGAGTCAACATTCATCATCGCTACCTTCTCCTGGTAGTCGATACGAATACAGTTCATTAGGTCCATTATTTGATCTCAGGATGTGAGGGAACCTTACGTTGTACCTCTGATTGGTACTTAGCGAACTCCTCGTTCATCTTGCGAGCCTTGATCTTATCAAAGCCGTGATACTCCACGTCGTGAGTATGTTGATCCACCTTACCGCCCACTGTTACGGGTACGGACTTCTTCATGATCCGCTTGCCTTGTTTGATTGCTATTTCTCTCATAGCAGGGCCGACCTTGATCTCTGGAGCGTTCGTAGGATCCTCCGAGTACTCTACCTCAACCTCGTGATAATGGCCTCCTATGGAGCTGCACTTCGTCTGAGATCTTCCTCGAGAGTCCATCGTGTGAAACATATGACAGTGCTCCAATGGGACTACGATCTTCTGATCTGGATCCGAGTTCCATCCGTGCTCTTTAATCATAGGTGAGGCGGTAAGCTTAAACAGGTGATGGTTAAACTCTCCTACGCCTCTTTCGAATGCTTTTGTTTTTTTAAGTGTAGTTGCTTTTTTCACAGCCATGTGATTCCCCCAATCAGTTCTTTTGATTATAGCTACTCTAGTGATACTATACAAATCCATGACTCTTAAAGAAGAATTTTTTAAATTTCATGTCGCTAAAGATGGTACGGCGTGTCCAGATCCTATGCCGGATATGAAGGCTCAGCCCACTACGGGGTGGGATAACGGGCCCCTATGGGCAGCTCTAGGTCTCTATCTCCTAGGAGCAAGGGACGATGATGTCATCAAAGCTGCTCGACGCATCACGGCCGCACTGAAATATAAACCAGGGATCTATCTACCTAACGCAGGACGTATGCGGCACCTATCACACGATAACGTCATGGCCTTTGTCGCTCTGCTTAATCTTATAGGCCGAGACGAGGTGCGTAAATTTAGGGACGAGGTCCGGGCTAACGACTGGTGTGTGAATGTTCACAACCCGGGGAAGTTTACTCTACGTACATGGGTGAAGCCGTGGGATCAGGCCTATATGAATCTATTAGCTGATGGTGATTGCTCGTTACTACAGAGCGCTCTATTTAATCTTAAATATAGCTTCTATCGTTGGTTTAAGATCGATCGGCTGGATAACGGAATCAAGATCAGCGAGGCGTGGAATAGCTGGCTTAAACTTATGTCTCTCGAACGTTCTCTTCAGCGTGGGAATACCGGTAAACGAATATGGGACGGTTATTTTACTCTTAGTTACTGGCTTAAGGGAATCAATCAACGCTACCCCGATGGGATGAACATCGTCTTCTCTCACTTCGCTAAGGTCAACCCTAAGTCTACGTGGTTTTCTCGGGCCTTTACTGCCATTGATGAGGCTCGTCCTCCTTACACTTCATAAGTATCTGAGCCTCTTCATTCATAACACCTACGCAGTAGCTCTCGCCTTTCGGCGCGTGTGAGCATCCGCTAAGCACAATCATCAGGAGTAGTATTCGAAACATCTTTAATCCCCTTCGTTATAGGATGTGATGGAACAGTAAGAGTTACCTGTTGTGTTTTGCCATCAATGCAAGCAAGGAGGAGTCCCTTCCTCTGAATCATCACGGCTATGTTATCCGCCACTCCATGAGCGTTAGCTCTATATTTCTTGGAGAGAGCGTATATCAATGTGCCTTCCATAATCCTGTTACCCGCTTGTAGCGTTAGAAGGATTGCGTCCCTTTCAAACGGTGTAATCGCTATCCGTTCCATCACTTAAAAGTTTACCAGAATAAAGTCCATCATGGCGTGTTCTAATTGATATATCGCCTTGTGGCTGATCTTTATTTCATACTCGGCTTCAAATGCGTGTAAAATCTCATGAATAAACGTGGCGCACCTCTCCACCTCTGACTGTTTATTTCTGATATAGATCGTCCGAGTGCCGGGATCGCACTGCCCGTGAAGCTCTATATCCTTATCGATAATATTAACGAACTTTACCTTCCACTCTTCGCCGTTGATATTAAGCTGCTTAGGATATTCCTTTCTTCGAGGGATCATCCGAATACCTTTCCCATGAAGCTCATCTTTCCGTCACGTATGCGTGGACACATAAAGTTATAATCCCCTGACGGGAGAAACTCAAATATGCCGAACGCGTGTACCCAGTTCGTTGGCTTACCTCTTGTGAACTTAGGATCTTTTCTGCACAGACACCCGAGAGCGTGGTTCTCCCGAGTGCCGTGCATGCCCGTCTCTACGTATGACTTGATGTCATGCGTATGTCCATAATAGAGGTTCTCGCCAAGCGTAGTAAAGTGCTTCTTCGGGTGATTGTCCCCAGTATAGAGCCCGTGTGTGAACCATGCCTTCCCTATGTTCACGAAGTGATTCACCGGGAAGAGCTCGAACTCGTATTTTTTTAAATCAAGCATAGATTCTAGATCGATATCGATTCCTAGATCAGAGATGTTCTCGAATAGCTCGGGCATTCCGTTCATCGCCTGGCGTATCCAGTCCTCGTGATTACCCGTAAGATATAATCGCGTCGCCTTAGGTGTAGCCTTTACTAGTTCTTCTAAGAGCATCCGTGCTTCTAGGGCTTCGGGTACTATTCTTCTAGGCTCTAAATCATCTTGTGGCCAGTGCGATATTCCAGCCGCATCTATGAAGTCACCCATGATCATAAATATTTGAGGCCTATAGAAGGACACGAACTGAAGGAAACACTTCACAGCATCTCTATCTCGATACTTTACGTGAGTATCAGGCATAGCGATCATCTTTAGTGCGTTTGGATTACCGTGCTTCTTAAAGAGATCCTTTAGATCGACGTTGTATTTATTAATGGAATCAATCTTAGCTGGCGTGTACTTCCACTTCTTTTTTTTATTGTCTTTGAATAACCCGGCTGCCTTAAGTGCGTTCTGAAATGATTTAAAATTATACTGAATCTGTATGGAGGAGAACTGACCTAGCATTCCGTAGTCTATTTCACTGGGAGTTCGTCTTAATTTTTTAGCGATCTTTTTTAGATCAACTACGATTGCGTGGGCATCGGACATGCCCTAATTGTCTCATGCATCTTCTTCTGACGCTAGCTGGAGCACGTCATAACGGTCGTGATCAACCAACCACTCTTTAAGCGTTGGATAATTGGCGATCATATGAAACCTACCTTTAGAATGCCACTCTACGTGATGCCCTCTGCAAAGCGGCATGAGATTGTTTCCCTCGTCTCCACCGCCGGCTCCCTTTGACGTTACGTGATGAGGATCCGATGGCCACTTACCGCAGCACACGCACCTCATATTTCTTACGAGCTCTAGTAGCTTCTTATTGATTTTTCGAGATGGCTTGGGAAACACCGCTACCTCTATTCTTTGGGTCAATCGCCGAGAGCACTACTACTACGTGAGCCGCATCGTCTGCTATACACTTGAACTCAGCGCCTTCCCAGATAAGAGAATCATCGATTCCCATTAGATCAGTTATAGAATCATCTATGGCTTTGATCCTGTTCGTTACGTCGTTCTTTTTTATTCTTCCGTCCTTCGTGTAGATCCTATCGTAAGGGTAGAAGAAGAAGCGGGAAATACGTACTACCTTGCCGCCGGCTAGTTGTTTACAGAACTCAGTTGATTTTTTATCAAGATCCTTTTTATTCAGCGCAGCCCATAACTCCATGTCCTGCTTAAACTGCTTGAGTTCCTTCGAGGGATATCTTCGGATCTTCCCGGGGTACATCTGATTCCCGCTAGGAGGAAATGGTATGTTATATAATGCCAGTCCATCGCTGATAAGTTCGACCATAATGGTCAGAGCATATTAGAATTTTATTGGTTTGAACATCCCTGAATGAGCATCGCTATATATTAACCAGTCCTCATCTCGCTTAAGACCTAACTCGCAGCGACAACGAAACATTACTCCGAAGTTCTTACCGCAGGTAGATAAGGCGTAGATAGTGCCGTTATAGCATGTTCCGCATGATGATATATTAATCCTATCGCTTTCATTCATTTCTAAGTGACTCCCTATAAGCATCGCTATTATTAATATTATTTTCTGATTTATAAAATTTTAATAATCTAATCATATCGTTTTTATAGTTCTCCATACATAACTGTAGTGCGTCCTCCTGGCCGTCTTCTTTTTGAGATAATGCCAAATGAAGTGTATCCGTTGTCTGTGTCCATGCGTTCTCACAATGGTCATCTTTCCATTTAGCCGCTTCACTGATACGCCATCTTGGTAACTCTCGCTCTATCTCACGAATCATTCGGCTAAACCCATAATTCATAACGTACCCACCTCTTCGTATTTTACGCCGTTAATTGATTTAAACATAATCGACTTTCCCACGTATCCTCCGTATCTTCTCATCTTTGATATTTTTAATTCTCTAAACGTATCGTCGATCACATATGGACCCATGTCTTTACTTATCCAGTCTTTCTTGGGTCGATTCCATAAAAATACATTGTGCGCCTCCTGCACTGCCGTTGATGAGCCCTTAATATCAAATTCAGATTCGACGCGTGTATTCTCTGTCTTCTTAGGGTGCATCACCATGATGATATGAACTGGTGCCTGTTTCGAGTAGATAATTAAATTATGAATTACCCGGTCCATCTCCTGAATTGACTGCTGAGCTGATGTCACTTCCAAGAAAAAGTTTAAATTATCGATAATCGCTACTTCGATTTTATGCTTCTCAATGTGAGCCTGTATCTCCGCTATGAGTGTGTCCACGCTGAAGCGATCCTCGTAACGAGAGATCCATAACGGGCCGTGCATAAATCTATCGTAGTGAAGCGTCTCAAACCGCTTTAGATCGTCAACGGGTATTGGGTCGCCACGGTTCCAGTCCTCAGCCATAAACCATGAACCGATACGACGCATAAAGTCTAGCTGTCCCGTCTCTACTGAGGCCACGAAGTGAGGAACTCGTTTTTCAATTAGATTGGATGATATTCCAGTGCATAGCGTTGTCTTCCCTGATCCCGTAGATCCGCATAGGATCGTAAACTCGTGCTTTCTAAGGCCGCCAGTCATCTTGTTTAGTAGTGGGAAGTCTAATAACTTAATCGATGGTTCCGGATACGCGAAGCTCTGAAGCATTCCGTCTACTAAGTCCGATGCCCGATCCGAATGAATCGCATTTACTCCGTCGTGCATTTCCCCTCCGTCGTCGGTTGAAACCTATCTAACTCGTTCGCTACTCGCTGGTAAGAGGGATCTATATAATCTTCCCAGCAATTCATAAACGTCGAAAATTGCTTAATGTACTTTTTATCGCGGTTATCAGCTCGGCACTCAGCGGCATATGCATCGATGGCTCGACTCAGGTCGCCATACGCCTTATCCGACTTAATTTGTCTCCGAGCGGCCAGTAAGCCCTTCTTCTTCCCCTGCTTCCTAGGGAATCGATCATACAGAGATTCAAAGTCATACTTCTTCTCTCTCCTAGGAGGAAGAGACTTATTCATAACCAGAGAACTAGCATGATCATCGTTAGATGATCTATATATTCGTTCGTTCGTACGTTCGTTCGTAGCGTACACATGCGTACGTGCACGTACGGATACGTTCGTATCTATAGTAAGTATCCCTAATGACTGAAGTTTATCTAATGTAGACTTAAAAGTAGATAGATTTATCCGACCGATATGCTTCGCGTGACGTTCATTGATCTCAACCGTGCCATTACCCTTCTTTGCCACCATGCATAAGAGATATATCCAGCAGAGTTTTTCGGAGTCAGTTAGGTCGAAGAGTTTAGGATTCTCAAAGAAGTCGTTCTCGAAGCGAAACCATGTGCCACGTTTAATATCGTTTCGAGGGTTGTACTTTGTCCAGTTTGTGATAGTAATCTTCATAATTAAGCAACGGTTCGTATTTATCCGCGTTAGGTCTGAAAGTAAACTACTTTGTGCCTGACGCGGGTAATCTAAGATTCCACCGATTCACTGCTGACTCAGCCCCTACCTCACTAGTAATTACCGCGCCGCACCTAGGGTTAGAGCACTTAATTGCAACGAGGGTACCGATCCAGAAAGTTATATCCTTAAGAATATTCGCCTTGGAGTTGCAGAACGGACACTTCTTAAGCGTCTTCTCTAGCTGATCAAAATGTTTGTATGAAAATGCCATCAGACAATACCCCTCATTCGTTCTATAAAGCCTTCACAAAGAATTAGCGGCGCGTAATACCTATTTT